CCTATATCAGATAAATGAGTACGCTTTGCCGAGCAGGCCCCAAACAGCCAAAAAACTCGCTGCATCAGAGGCCTCCGATCGCCTCGCTGCTTTCTCGATTTTTGACGAATCGAACCCGATGTCCGTGGTCAACATGGTCCCCCCGATGGTGGCCGAAGCGATCCGAAAAATCCCCCAGCAGTGTGCGTATGTGACCCATGCGACCGAGGGCCAGATAAAAGCCTACTGCAAGCCCGATGAGCGTGACGAAAGGCTCCGTCTAGCCTTTTGGGACGAATACAACTATGCGACCAGCGTCAGTGCGCCGATGCGCATCAACTACGTGATCCGAGGGCTCTGTTCGGGCGAGGTTTTCTACAACTACTATTTGAGCGAGCCCAAAAAGCTGGCGTGGGTCCTTACACCCCCGAAGTTCTACAGCCAGGGGATGAAGTACATCCTTCATCTCGGCCTCGACCGATTGACGGAGATCATGCAGGCCAAGGTTGTGGACGACGATGGAAAGCTGGATGTTCGTGCAGCTGCCACGATCTTAAAAGCTTTCCAGCTCGTGGATTTGCGCGTCAAGGGCGCGATTATGCAGAAGGTCCAGATTGACCAACGCACGCTCAACATGAACGCCGATGTCCATGCCGAGCAGCTCCATCAGCTGCAGTTAAAGCAGTTGCAGTCGATGAGTGCGTCGGAGTTGGATGACTTAGAGCGTCGTGCGCAGATTGCCGAGAAAGCGGCCCAGAGTTTCGAGAGAAACATCCCCGTCGATCAGCGCCAAGAGGTCATTGACCTGGTGACGGATAACGACATGAATACGCTCAGGGGCAGTGCCGTGGCGGGCCTTCCGCGCGATGACGAGCTTTCCGAAGTTGTAAATGACTGAGATCCCGCCAAAGCGTGGGCGCCCGCGCAGAGAATCGGTGATAGTTCCGTCCGATGCTTCTTTGGCGAAGAAAAAAGAGCGCATCTACAACAAGCCGAAAGATAAGCCATCCACCTGTAAGCCCGATAATTTAGTCATGTCCCCTGCGTCCCGTAACGTGGACCCGATTGTTTTTCAGGCATCCCAGATCCGTCAACGCATTGAGGAAGTAAAAAAGGATCTGCCGCACCTTTACGGATGGAAATGGTACAAGTGGGCCAAAGAGTTTGTAGAGTCCACTAACCGTGTAAACCTTTTGTGTGCCGCTAACCAGGTCTCTAAAAGCAGTTCCGCGATTAGAAAGAACATAGAGTGGGCGGGTAACAAAGACCTTTGGCCGAAAGTTTTTCCGCGCCGAACCCCGATTATGTTCTATTATTTCTATCCGTCCCAAGATGTTGCAACAGTAGAGTTTGAGACCAAATGGGTCCCAGAGTTTCTGCCGCGCGGGGCGATGAAGGACCATCCTAGTTACGGCTGGAATGCGGAATATGATGGCGGCACGATCAAATCTATCGTCTTTCGGTCCGGGGTGACACTTTACTTCAAATCCTACAGCCAAAAGATAATCAACCTGCAGACTGCTACAGTGGACATGATCACTGCCGATGAAGAGATCCCCGAGGAGTTGGTGGAGGAGTTGCTTTCCCGGCTAGTGGCGGTGGACGGGGTGTTTAACATGGTGTTTACGGCCACGATTGGTCAGCCTCTTTGGTATCGCGCGATGGAGTGCATTGGGACACCGGAAGAGACGTTTAAGCAGGCGTGGAAAAGAACGATCAGCATGATCGACTGCCAAGTGTACGAGGACGGCAGCGTCGGAGCGTGGCCTTTGGAGAGAATCCAAAAGCGGATGCAAATGTGTACGTCCGAGTCCGAGGTTCAGCGGCGCGTGCATGGCCGGTTTGTTAGAGACGAGGGGCGCCGATACTCTGCTTTTGCGATTGATAAGAATCTGTGCCCTGCGACTCCTGTTCCTCAGGGGTGGAAATATTATGCCGGCGTGGACGTGGGCTCTGGTGGGGTGCAGAGGTCTGCGGGCAGTGTGGTCATAATAGCGGTGAAGCCTGATCATACCTTTGCGCGGGTTGTGCGGACGTGGCGGGGCGATTTGGAGGAGACGACTGCGGCGGATATTTTAAACAAGTACTTAGTTCTCCGCGATGGGATCTCTGTAGAGCAGGCGGCCTATGATCATGGCTCAAGGGAGTTTGCGCTAATCTCCACCCGATTGGGCGTGCCGTTTGTTGCAGCGGATAAAAATCACGACTCTGGGATTCAGATAATGAACTCCCTTCTAAAGCAGCGTGCTCTGATGATTGACGAGGACAGCTACGACAATGGGAAGCTTGTGATTGAGCTTCAGACTGTGCCGATGGCCAAGACTACTAATCGGAAATACAAGGACGATTTGACCGATGCTTTGCGTTATGCGTTGAAAATTGTGCCGTGGGATTTTGAGAAGATTGGTTTTACTCCTCCCGAAGATACCAAAGATCCTAAATCTGCGGGCGGTGGTTTTTACCCCACTGCCAGTTGGACAGAGGCGCAGTATTTGGCGTGGGAGATTAAGCAGCGGCGGGGCGTGATGGGAGGGGCCCAGGTTTACGGAGAAGATCAAGAAACGGATTACTTTGATTTGATGATAGAGGCTTGGAATGACGAATACGGAACCTAAGAGCTTGACGCGGCGGCGGAAAAGTTCTCAAATAACTGAATTATGCCGTATGATTGAGACGTGTGCAAAGTTGGGAGCTACTTCCCTCCGTTATGGCGATTTGCAGGTACGCTTTCGTCCAGACCCTCAGCTAGCAGTTGACCAGCCTACGATAGAGGTTGCGACTATTTCCGAGGAGCGGGGCGAAGGGATTTTGACGAGTTTGCCGGAGCGGATGAGCATTGCCGATCCCGATTTGCTCGAAGACATGCGTCGCTCTCAGCTGATGATAGACGATCCGTACAGTTTTGAACAAGAGATGATAGACCAGCATTTAAGGCAGGGAGCCGTAAATGAAAAAGTTGAAGATCGACGAGCTTAATACTCTCTACGAAGACAGTAAAACAGTCGATCGCGAAGCCCTTGCGGAGATGCGGAGTAATATTCTCTTGATTGCGGGAGAGCATTACTCGCGCAAGATGACAGAGTGGTGGAACCGCACCCGTACAAATCAGCAGGTAACTGAGAACTACAAAATCAGGATTACCAAAAACTGGCTGCACCGTGCGCACCGTCTTTATATGTCATCCATTCTGAGCAAGGCCCCTGGCACCAAGATCTCTCCGAGAAATCCCACAGAGCTGCAGGACCAAAAAGACGCCGAGCTAAATCAGGCGGTGTGGGAATACGCCAAGAACAAATACAAGATGAAGCCTTTTGTGCGGAACATGGTCTCCGATTTCTGTGGAGTCGGCGAGTGTGCGACGAAAATATTCTTTGATCCGAACAAAGGGTATTTGAAAGGCTATGAGCCAAAGTTAGACGAGCAGGGGCAGCCTCTTTTGGACGAGAAAGGGCAGCCTGTGCCCGATGAAGCGCGTCCGGTGTTCTCGGGCGAGTTTGTATTTGAGCGGATTTATGCGCACACTCTGTTTAGGAATGCTTCTGCAAAGCAGATGAGCGACTCCGATCTGATCGGCATTGAAAAGATGGAGAAGACATCTGTTTTACGCAAAAGGTATGACGGCGATAAAGAGAAGCTCAAATATATCGACGAGTCCAAGGAAGATTTTGTCGTATTCGACTCCAACAAGAACGGATACGAGAAATCAAAAGACCAGACACTGCTTCGGGAATATTATTTCAAGCCTTCATCGGAGATCCCCGATGGCTACTATTATATCGCGACCAAAACGGGGATTTTGGAAGAGGGGCCGCTCCCGAAAGGGATTTTTCCGATTGTTTGGAAGGGTTTTGACGAGCATCCGACCAAGGCTCGTGCAACTTCTATGGTTAAAGTGGGGCGCCCGTTCCAAGCCGAGATCAACCGGGCAAGTTCTCAGGTTGCACTGCACCAAATAACCTTGGGCGAAGACAAAATACTGTATCAATCGGGCAGCAAACTTGCGCAAGGCAACTCTTTGCCTGGTGTAAGGGGGCTTACCTTCACCGGAACCCCTCCGACGGTACTGCCGGGGCGGTCTGGGGACCAGTTTTACGAGTATATCTCTCAGCAGAAGTCTGAAATGGACCAAGCATTGCTCCTAGATCTATTGGATCAGGAGAAAGTGAACAACTTGGACCCCTATTCTTTGCTCTTTAGGGCGATGAAGGAAACCGAGTATTTTTCGCTCTATTCCGAGAAATTTGGCGAGTTTTTGGTCGAAATGACCGAAGTTTTCTTGGAACTTGCTAAGTATTACCTGCCCGACGATGAAGTAGTCGCGGCGATTGGCAAATCCGAGGCGATCAACCTCGAAGAGTTCCGAAAGACCACTCCGCTCTGCCATCAAGTGATAGTGGAAGAGGCTGCCGAGTCTACGTCTACGCTCCTTGGCCGGCAACTCACGATGAACCACTTTTTACAATACGTGGGACCGCAGCTTTCTCGGGAGGATATTGGCAAGCTCCTGATGAACTCTCCGTTTGGCAACTGGCAGGATCAGTTCGCTGACTTCACGATCAACGAGCGCAATTGCAAAAACGACTTTTTGGCGATGGAGCGCGGCCAGATGCCGCCGATTTCTGCGCGCGACGATTCTGACTACATTCTTTCACGGGTTGCATCGCGGAAAAAGGAGCGGGACTTCCAGCTTCTGTCTCCCCAGGTGCAACAGCTCTATGAGCAGTACGAGCAGTTCCATCTGCAGAAGGTGGAAGAGGAGCGCCAAGCTAAGAAACAGGCGGAGAGTGAGTTCATACCTGTGGGCGGCGCTATGGTCGCATGTGACATTTATCTACCTCCGGAAGATCCGGCCAAGGCGCCCAAGCGCGCTCGGGTCCCTTATCAGGCTTTGGAATGGCTACTGCAGACCCTCGATCAGCAGGGTATGAGCCAAGATAAGCTTGAGAATATGAATCAGTCACAATTGCTTGAGGCGATGCGTCAATTACCGCAGGGAGGGATGCCGCAAGCAATGCCCGCTCTGCAACAAGGGGCCGAAAGCCCGATGGGAGTTATGCAATGAGTGTTGAAGAGACCACAGTAACCGAGACTACCGAGCAAACCGCCGCAGCGGGGGAGCAAGATGGCACTTCTACCGAAGGAACATCCGATTCTTCTGAGGGAGCAGACTCCGAGTTGTCTTTCGCCAACTTGCTTAAAAAATCTGCTACTAAAGCAAAGACCCCAGAGCAACCTGCAGAAGTTCCAGCACCTGCTTATGAGCCTAACTACAAGTTTAGGGTTAAAGATAAAGAATTTGAGTTCGAGGATTGGGCCAAAGGTGTCGTAAAAGACAAGGAAACGGAAGAAAAGATTAGAGACTTCCATGCAAAGGCCTATGGGCTTGATGCGGTGAAGCAGGCCAGAGAGGCAGCAGTTGCCGAGTTGCAGGATCTAAAGTCTTCTAAGGAAACGGTCGATACGGCGCTTAAGGAATTGGGAACTTACCGAGCCAACAAGGATTGGGACTCATTCTTTGAGGCCTTGGACGTTCCCAAGCAAGATATTTTAAAGTACGCTGTTGAATTAGTACAACGCGATCAATGGACGCCTGAGCAAAGGGCACAGTGGCAGCAGAGCCGGGAGGCGATGAATGCCGCGAAACATTATCAAGTTGAAAACCAACAATTGCTTGCCAGACAGCAGCAGTTGTCAGTTCAGCAGAGAAGTTTTGAGCTAGAACAGGCTCTCGTACAACCGGAAGTTGTCGAAGTCGCTCAGAACTACGACGCAGGGACCGCAAGTCCAGGCGCTTTTAGACAGTTTGTGATCCAGATTGGGCAAGCTCACGCGGCTCGTGGAGAGGACATCTCTGCAGCCGAGGCAGTAGCTGAGGCGACCAAGCATCTTCGGGCTGTGATGGCCCAGAATGCAGCGGTGCAACAGCAGGCGGCGACACCGAAAGTTGTAATGCCGCATCAAAAGCCGGTGATCCCCAACATTCAGGGTCGCGGAACGTCTCCTATTAGATCAACACCAAAATCATTCGCCGATCTGCGCAAACGCGGCAAAGAGCTGGAAGCGCAGGAGGCATAAAAGGAGTTAGGGCATGGCTACTACGTCTACTTTTGACTCGATGTTAAACGAGTATTTAGCGAATGACTTGCTCATGGCTGAATACATCAAGCGCGACTGGGCGCTGAACAACCTAGAAATTGACAACAGCTGGAAACTTGGGACTTTGCCTGTACCGTTTGAAGGTTCATGTGCAAGTTCTGTAGAATTCGGCCAATTGGCAGCTTCTACGGATATTGCGACCAGCAGCTACATCCGTGGTGAAGTTTCGTCTCACAAAGAAGTGTGGGCATCTTTGATCCTCTACCATAAGGATCTGATGAACCATAACGGCAAGATCCCAGAAACTACGTTTCTGAAAATCGTGCCGAACGAAGCCGACAAGCTTCTGACCCGGATGAAAGAAACGGTTTCCGTTGCTCTGTTGAACGGCAGCCACTTGGCGAAAGTGAACGAGGAAGCATCTTCTGCGTCCGGTATCTTGGGCGTTGACCATGCAGAGCGGTTCACGATCGGCCAAAAAGTTACTCTCGACGACGATAACTCTGCAGCAGCAGATTACTACGTCATCGCGATCGACATGAACGCGACACAGAGCTACGGCTCGATCACGTTGTCTGCTACCCGAGGCGGCGCAGCGGCTAACGTATCCGCTTACACCATCGCTCAGAACGCCAAGCTTTATAACCCTGGTGTTTTGACGAATGGTTCGTTTACGTCGATGAGAGATTCTCTCTTGTCTGCAGCAAACGGTGGCTCGGCGACCTTGTACGGCCAAACCAAAACGGCGTATCCGTACTTGCAAGCAACCAATGCTACCTCAGTCTTTGGCGCGTCTATCACTGCGTCGAACATCTTGGATAAGATCTTCGATTTCTACACAGTGGTTCGCACCAAGGGTCGCGGCAATGCGAGCACAGTGCTGATGAGCTACAAGCACCTTGGTTCGATCTTGAAACTGATCGAAACCCAAAAAGGTCCTTACTCTGTCTCTAAACAACCTATGGCTTCGCTATATGGTTGGACCGAGATTGAGATCACCAGCGTCAAGGGAACTTTGAAGCTTGTTGCAGTTCAAGAATGTGATGACGATGTCATCATGTACTTGGATATGTCGGCATTCAAGTTCTACACGAACTCTGGTTTCAAAAAGCGCCAAGCTCCAGATGGCAAGGAATACTTCGAGATTCGTGCGACGACCGGCTACGCATACATCCTCGATTTCTGCCTATTTGGCGAGCTAGTGTGTCTGAAGCCAAATGCTTGCGGCATCATCCCCTCGATTAGCTACTAATTCTAACGCCCCCTGAAAAGGGGGCACTTTCTTTGGAGTGATCCATGTTGAGTGTATCGGTCCGCGATGCGTTGAATAAAGCGAACGACTGGGTATCGGCAAAGCATAAGCTTGGCGATTTGGTTCACAAAGGATTCAACGTCGCTAAGGGTAATTACACGTTTTCCCGTGATGCGGGCGCAGTTGGCGATATCAACCTGAAAGATCAGGACGGTGTTTCTACCGTAGTGATTCCATCGGGTGCGATTATCCTGAGCGCATTTGTTTACGTGAAAACGGCGCTTACCTCTGGAGGGTCTGCAACGGTAGACCTGAACTCCCAAGCGGCTAACGACCTTTTGGCAGCGGAAGCTGTTGCAAGTTTTTCGTTAGGTGCTAAAATTCAGGGAATACCAGACTTTGGAACTTTGGCGGATTCAGTGGTCACAACGGCAGACAAAACTCTGTCTATGTCGATCAACACAGCCGCTTTGACAGCCGGTGAGTTGGACGTTTACGTTTTCTACGTCTTCTAACCCAAAGGGGAGCTGGGCCTCTGTCACAGACATGCCAGCTCCCTCACTTATTTCTGGTGAAAAATGGCTGATCAAGCAAGCGGCATCGGGCACCTAAAATCCCAGTTACATGAACTAGTAAAGCAGCACGTCGAATACGATGGTAATTCGCGTGTGGAGTACGTCTACACAGTCCGCGCCGATGCGGCCAACAATGCTCCGTGTAGCGTGGTCAGATATTCCTACGACGGCATCTCGTCGCGGGTTGTTTATATGAAAGAATATACTGGAACTTGGAACTCAGCTTGGGACGTATTCTAAATGATCTTCCAACATTCTAGGTTTCAGATTTGGAATGGGAATCAGCATCCGTATCGCCATTCCTTGGACGAGTTTCTGTATGCTAATGAGGCGCTCCCTGGTGTTACGACTGTGGCGAGCGCGCTTAATTATCTTACTGCAGTTTTGTACCCACAAGCCAAAGCAGCAGTTGCAAATCCTGCTGCACTTCCAGCTGTCGGCAACACCATCAACGACATGCGTGTGGTTACAGATGACGGCGACGGAAAAGCAGCCTCCTATCGATGGGAACAGCGTGAGGGAGAGGCTTCTGCGTCATGGCACAAGATATATGACCTAGATTTTGGCACCGATTCGATCCTGCAAGCGTACATGATCAAAACGCAGGACGTGTACGTATCACGATTTGGGTATGATGACTTAGATGCTTCGGGCTTGGCGATTACGGGGCTTTATGCAGGACAAAGAATTTATGGTGGTAAGTCCGCTAATACGAATCTTACGCTTTCTGCTAATTCTGGGGACGGTGTGGGTGCTGGCACAGGCTATGTGCAGTTCTCCGACAACACCAGACCCGCAACCGATAGCGCCTATTCCCTTGGAACTACTTCTGAACGATGGTTGAAGATTTGGACCGATGAGATTACGTCCGGGACGCTGACGATTGTTGGCGGATCTATCACCGACTCATCGGGTGCCATTTCTTTTGATAATGAAAACCTCACAACAACCGGATCTGTTACTGCGGGCACGCTTCTTTTAGCGGGCGGATCAATCACCGATTCCACGGGAGCGATTTCGTTTGGAAACGAAAACCTCACAACAACCGGCGATTTCTCCTCCAACAAAGTCACAGCAACAGGTGCCGCGTCTCAGTTTTTTACGGGAACCCAGGTTGCGGATTTCACGTTCACCAACGGCAACATCGCAAGTTCCTCCGCCACGGTTTCCTTCAACGCGCTCAATCTTACGACTACTGGCACTGGTACTTTTGGGCTTGTTGATGTTGACTCGGTGCGAATCAATAATTCTCTGATCTCCATTACTGCGAGCAACACAGACCTAGACTTGCAGGCGAATGGTACGGGCAAAATAGACTTTCTCTCGGATGCCCAGTTTGCCGGCACAAATATCTCTCTGACAGGCGGCGGCGATGTTACGGTAACGGACGGCTTCATTAGCGTATCCGGCACAGGCGCCTACGTCTCGGTAGACAATCTAACGCTCGATGGAAACACTCTTTCCAGCACCGATGCCAATGGCAACGTCATCCTAGATCCAAATGGAACGGGCCTAGTAGAATTGACTTCGGGTTTTTTCCCCACTACCGACTCTGCCCATGACATTGGCAAATCCGGGAACGTGTGGAACAAGCTTTGGATAGACGGCTCGATTGGCGGAGCCACGGAGATCACTCTTGCAGACTTACTCACACTACGATCAGTTACTTTCCGCGACGCAGGAAGAACAACCCCTGCCCAGTCCGGAGACGCACTTTTCTACGACGGATCGCAGTGGCTTGCATCCCCTCCCGACACTGAGATCGACCACGGCACGATTTCTGGGCTTTTGGATGACGACCATACTCAGTATGCGCTTTTGGCTGGGCGCTCTGGCGGCCAGTCTTTGGTGGGCGGCACTGCAGCTTCTAACAACCTAAATTTAGAATCAACTGCGCACGCTACTAAAGGATTCATCCAGTTTAAAGATGTCCTGCGCCCTTTCACCGATGCGAGTTACTCGGGCAGTTGGTCTGGGACGGATCTTGGAGACTCTTCGCACAACCTTCGGCATCTTTACAGCAAAGGTGAGCACTTTGGGTTACGACTTGAGAATGTTGGCGCTAATCCATCGGCTTCCGCTCAAAACATCGGGCGGGTTGTGTGGAACACCGCCGACGAAACAGCCTACGCCGATACGGGTACCGTCTTTAAAAAGCTTGGTGCGAATCGTTATGAGTCGGATACGTCGTGGAACGGCTCGGATTTAACTAAGTCTGTGACGGTCTCAGGCGTTGATGCCCGCAAGGCGATTTGGCAGCTCAAAAACAATTCTGATGACTTTGCAATTGTATTCGTTAGACTGACATCAACATCCGCAACAAATGTCACGATTACCACTACTACACCGCTTGCTGCGGGTAGCTATCGACTAATTGGGTTGGAGTAAACAATGGCCGGTGTAGAAATTAGAAATCAGATAATTGGGATGCAGTTAGAGAATTCCTCTTCTGATCTTTCCCCGACTTCTACCGGGTTGGTCTACTTTAATACGACCTCCTCCATCGCCAAGATTTACAACGGCTCAAGTTGGAAGACCTTCCTCTTCGCCGATTTGACCAACATTACTGGAACGCTCCCAATTGCGAGCGGCGGCACGGGCCAAACTTCGCAAACTGCCGCGTTTGATGCCTTGGCGCCAACAACAACAACCGGCGACATGATCTATTACAACGGCACCGATAACGTCCGTTTACCAATCGGCACAAATGGCCAAACTTTAGCCGTTGTCGCTGGTGCCCCCGCCTGGGCCGATGCCGGCTCTGGCGGTAGTGGTGAAATCAACCTACTCACAAACCCAAGCGCTGCGTCGGCAACAACAGGCTGGTCGGCTGGAACAAACCACACTGTTACACGTCTAACATCGGGATCGCCGCTTGATCCAACAATTGCAACGGCGTTTCGGTTTGCAAAGACCGTAGCAAGTGCAACGACTGAATCATCTACGTCGGGCGACTACTCGACATTCACTTTGCCGGTTGGCTTAGAGAATACAAAACACCAAGTTAAATTCTACTGCATCGTCCCCGCTACGGGTGTTTGGCGCGTTTCGGTATACGACGGCACAACTCGGTTGTCTTTGTCGACTGACTCGTCGTCGGTCACGACTTTGCCAGCGGGATTTACTGGCCAGTTCATCACTACTTTCAGCGCCACTACCAACAACTCCTACACCGTTTCGTTCACTGAAACATCCGGTGTCATATGTAACCTTGACGCGACTTCCATCGTCGTCACACCTGGCAATGTCAAGCAGGGGGCGGTGGTTGAAAGTAATTTGACGCTGACCGGTTGGTCCTGGTCCAACCTCCCAACCTCATCGTCCTCTGCTACTTATACCCGCATAGGTCAATGGATGCTGTTGAATGCCAGAGGAACAGCAAGCGGTGCCGCTACCGGAAACATTGTCTTCAATATGCCGTCTGGACTTACAATAGACACGTCGCAGTGGCCGGGGTCATCAGAAATCAAGCCGGTTGGTGTAGTTAAGGCACTAAATACCGGCACGGACAGACAGACCGGCGTGGTATGTGTAGACAGTTCCACCACTATAGTATTTATCAGCGACGGCGGCGGCGGATATTGGAACAACTCAGATCCTATGGGAGGCGCGTGGGCTAATAACGACACCATAGAATTTCAGGCCATGATTCCGATTTCTCAGTGGGCGACTAGTGGCACGGTAAATTTAGCCGAAAATAATGTGGAGTATTCCTGGTCAGCAGAGACTGGGACGACGGCGAATACCCTATACAGCGACACATCCAAATACCGTTACGGTCCCGCTGGCGCTCAATTTAACTCAATTGCTGCATCTGTTGGTGCGGGTGAGAGAACGAGATACAAGGTCGGGTTCCAAACGCCGGTCCAGCCATCGGACGTTGTGACTATTGAAGTTACGACCGATGGAGGTACTACTTGGCAGGAACTGGGAAGCACGGACGGCTTAAACGAGCTTTTCTTTCTTGATACTGGTTACTACGGCATGGCGATTGATGCCGTGGACTCTACTTCCGCCAACGTAGTATTCGGTAACCGCGGGCGGCATACCTATGGCGTTACATCATTTGGGGGGGCTGGCGGCGCCTGGTCAGGTCTGAACACCGCCAGCAACAAGTGGAGAGTTAAGAAGTCATCCGGCGGCCAAGCGGTGGGCTTCGGGGAAGTAGTGCCCGGTACGTCTAGTGGCCTCGTCAGTGCTAGTGGGTTGAAGGGTCGGATTGATGGTGGAACGGTAGCTAGTGGGTATGTTGGTGAGAAGCTAGAAAGTGCAGGGTCGACAACATCGACGTCCACAACCAACCTATGTAGTGTGGCGCTGACAGCGGGTACGTGGTCCATTCAGTGTAATGTGACCGGTAATATGTCTAGTTCCGCTGCTGGAGACTACGTAGATTTCGCACTATCAACGGCTAACAATAACTTAACCGGTGCCATCACAGTCAGCTCCCAGACTCTGGGAATTAGCAAAGGCCAGTTTGTTACTGGGGCAGCATCCCGAGGTATGGGAGCTACCTCTGCATATGTGTCGCTGAGTGGTAACCAAACGTATTACTTGAATTCCAGCTTTGCCGGAACTGGTACCATTGTTGGTCATATTCTAGCCGTGAGAGTGGCATAATGCGCCCCCTCCTCCTCACATTGCTGGTAGCCTGCAGCGCAACAAAACATGCGCCGCAGGCTACGTCTAATTCTCTAACGGACGTGCTAGAAAAGCACGATCGTTATGTCGAATACGCCAAGGCGATGCAGGACGAATATGGCTGGTTGCCTTCTAAGTGTGACGGCCTTTTGTTCAACTCGCTCGCCGCATTCTCAGGCTTCCCAGTCAATCCTTTGATGGCTGAGGAAACATCGGGAAGGTTTCGCCGTCATCCTGATTTCAATGACTGTAAACCTGGCAGCGGGGCAAAATCAACAATCTCCAAGGACATGTTCCGGGGTTTGTGGCTTTGGCTATGGCAACAACAGGACGTTGAAACCTTTCGCCGCATTTATGAATACGGCGATCTAAATGATTGGGTCATGGGTGAAGCTGAAGACGACGAATCATTCTACGGTCGCGTTCTTCTCACTCCCGCCATGATCTTTGAACTGAAAAAGATGATAGACGCCTTGGAGCTAAAGCTTACCGGAATAGTCTGGAAGTCTTTGGAAGAAACATTCCTGCGCGATAGTTATGCAGCACACCTGCATATTTTGAATATTTATGCAGCAGCACAGATCAACGGTAAGACTGACGATGTTAAGACGCTCAAAGCCTACGCCGAGCGCGAGCCTAGGAATGCTTTGTTCCAGGCGATTTATCATAAGTATTCGGACGGCGACCAAACTGCTGCGATCAATATTCTGATGGACGAGTCACTTTTCCCCGCCGACCGCTTGCCAACATCCGCTGATAACTATTGCTCGGGCTATTTATGGCAACGGGACATGGACGAGAAAGATATTGCAGGATTTGAATACTGGAAGCCTTGTCCGCACGAGGGACAAACGCATCCGGGTATTGATTTGATGTTGGTCGCAAAAATAATTGAGAGTAACTGATGTTCTCAAACCCTTCTGTTTTGTACGACTATCTTATGCGCCTGGTAGGCACGCCCTACCGCTGGGGTGGTGACGATACCATAGAGGGGTTTGACTGCTCGGGTCTTACGATTGAATTTCTGCAGGCGGCGGGTGTTCTACAAAGGGGGTTCGATGGAACAGCAAAAGGACTCTCAGAAGCTCTTGCTCAAAAGTCTACTAAAGTCACTGCGCCAACCTTTGGTACGATTTTATTCTTCGGCTATCCGATTAGCCATGTGGGTATCGGGCTCACGGAAACCCTGATGCTAGAAGCTGGCGGCGGCGACTCTAAAACAGTCGATTGGAAAGAAGCTGCAAAACAAAACGCATTCGTCCGCATTCGTCCGGTATCTTGGCGGCGTGATCTAAACCACATGCTTTATCCCAACTACTCTTGGGGAGGTTCAAATGGGCTCGGTACTAGGTAAGATCATGGTTGCGCTGGCTTGGAAGATTCTTTCGGAGAAAGTTGTCTCTGAAGTTTTTGTAAATCTTGGCTGGGCGCTAGTTTCGTCTACCGAGAACAACTTAGACGACAAAATTATGCGATCATGCGCAGAGGCGTTGGGCGTGAAAGTAGAGGATGAGGTTAAGCAGTGAGTACCACTTTATCATACGGCTACAAAAAACCTCAGGACGGCGACAAGGGCTCGACGTTTTGGGACGATTTAGAGTTTGACATCCAGCGTCTAAATGACCACTCCCACAACGGGACGGACTCTGCACTTTTGGCGTCCGGCAACGTCACCGCAACTACGCAGGCGATTTTGGCCGCAGGTTGGGTTTCGCAGGGCGGAGGCCTTTATCGGCAGTTGGTGACGATGCCGGTATTGCCTACTGCTATGACGTTTGACAACTATTGGATCGTGGCGCGGGACACGACAACAAAAGCCCAGATCTATGCGGCGATTGAGAAAGTTTCGGCGACGACTTTCTACATTTACATCAACGACAATTCTAAAGACCTAACACTCTATTACCTGAGCTAAACCTTGGCGCAGTCGTTAGAAATTGCAGACTTCTCTGGTGGGGTAACAGACTACCCGCTGAACGCCCCGCCTACAAAAATGGCCGAGGCCGACAACGTATTGCTTAATCAATACCAAGGGCAAGCCAAGCCTTTTACGCGCCCTGGCTCTACGTTCTATTCGTCCGATCATCGGCAATTGCCGTCTGCGCAGAGGATCTCTACTTGTTGGCTCTACCGAAACAAATTCTACGTGCAATCTGGGCAAGAGCTTTACTATTTTAACGCCGGCTGGTCTGAGATCGCGGGCTATTCTTCCAAGAATGCCTTCATCGCTGCGACGACGGCCTCTGTGTTCACCTACAGCCATTGGAACAACCACACCCTCATTGCACACTCTGGCTATCAGTACCCTCGGAAGGTATATGTAAACAGCTCCGGTGTGCCAAAGATACACGAGGCAGGCCTCCCCACTCCGTCGATTGTGGGCATGACGCATACATCAGCGGCTTCCGGCAACGACCACATATACGTCATCGTTTACCGTTACGAGTATGTGACCAGCGACAACATAACACTCATCGATCGCTCGGCACCTTCGGCGCCTTACATCGCAACGAACGCGACAACTGCAGCGCTTACGCTCAACAGCATCCCCGTGCTAGCAAACGGCACTAACGATATTTTTGAACTCACAAGCATCGTCAAGGAAATCTATCGCACGATAGACGACGGCACGGTGTTCTATTACGTCGGCGAAGTCCCCAATGCGACGACTACCTTTGCGGATGCGGTTTCGGACGCTACGCTGCAGGAGAACATACTTCTATACACAGAAGACGGCAGAGCAGAGAACGAGCGCCCTCCGCGCTGCAAACTTGTGCATGTATTCGGAGACATCGCCTACTACGCAAATCTAAAGATCTACAATGCAACCTCTACTTTAGACGAGATCTTCACCTACCGCGTACAGCAGGCGATCCCCGGAGACATAGACGCGGCCCCCTCCGATTTCTACGTAGACGTAGACGACGAGATTGTGGGGATGGGGTCTACCAAATCTAACCTTGTCCTTTTGTGCCGAAACTCTGTCTACCGTGTGGACGGCCAGATAGATGAGCTTGGGCGCGGGGAGATGATCGCTGAGAGAATTTCAGACACGGCCAACTGCGTCTCTGCGCAGTCTGTTGTCCAGACATTAGATGGCGTATTTTGGGCCGGTGACGACGGCATCTATTTCACCGATGGCTTCCAGGTGATCAAACTAAACGGAGACTACGATAAAACCTACAAAGAGTTTGTCACAGAGTCCGGCGTACTAAATGCAACAAAACAGGCCCGAATTCAGGGTAAATACGACAAAAAGCGCAACCGCATTTGGTGGGTAGTGCAGCATCTTGCCCCTGTAGCATCGGACGACGTAGATGAATGCTACGTACTCGATCTGAACTTTGAAGTAAAACCAGAGGCCACGTTTACATCCTGCTCTGGCCTAGCTTCCTTCTCCCCCACGGCGATAGAGTTTGACTCAGGCGATTTGATCCGGTGCCACAAATCGGGGTATGTATTTAAGCACTCCGACAATCTATTCTCGGACATAAAAGTAGACTCTTCGATTCTTACGGCAACTCCCAACTACCAAACGATCTTCTACAATCTGCAGTCTGTGTTTTTTGATTTTGACACAAGTTACACCCGAAAGTACGTGCCGAGCATGAACTTTACGGCGGAGGCTTCCACAAACCTTTCGCTGCAAATCGTCTCCAACAACGACGATTCCAAGTCTTTGGCTAACCTGGCGCCTGTAAGATATCGGGGGTCGATACTTTGGGGCGATCCTGACGTATACTGGGGAGACGCTTCTCTTGTTTGGGGTCAGCAGGGTTTAATTAAAGAGAAGCGTCGTTTTCCTGCCAGAAATCTGCGATGTCTCTACAAGGCGATAAAGTTCCAAAACGCTAAAGTTGTCATCATTTCTTCCGATGGCCTTTCAACGGCGGACGTGAACGCAGGTGCAAAAACGGTTGTTTTACCGGGTAGCTTTGAGTGGCCTACGTACTCCGTAGACTACATGATTGCATTTGAAGCGGATGGGTTCGTGAAGGAATACACGATTGTAGCTAGGACGGCTTCAACCCTTACGTATTCAGATCCTCTCAATACTACTGCTACCGGGCTTTCCGTTCGGTGGGTGATTCGGGGCTATCCAAAGAACGAAGTTCTGAATCTGATTAACTTCGGCATACACTACGAACTCTTTGGCCCAACTCAGGATGTCTTTAACAAAACAGACACGGGGGAGCCTGCCTAATGTTCCCCTTTTTGCTCAGAAAGGAAGTAGAGGACCAGTTTGCGCAGGAAAACTTTTTGCGCATTCAGGACTACTTTAAGTCGCAGGCTGTGGATCGCTGTTCGTTTGAGTTCCTAGAGATCCCGGTAGTAGATACGGTGACGGGGTTGGCCTTTCAGCATAGACTTGGGTTTGTGCCCAAGGATATAATAACCCTACATAATTCCACAAATGCAACGGTTACTTGGCAGTATTTGCAGTTCACCTCTACTAATCTGATCTTAGACGTATCGGCTGCGACTACGCTGCGAATTTTAGCTGGAAGGTACCAATAATGGCGTACTGGACCTGGGCCGATATAAAAGAAAAAGTAGAAGCCGACTTGGACCTAGAGTCGGAAGACTTTATCCCAGAGTCTGAGCTTTTGGGCTACGCCAACGAAGCGATCCGGGAAGTATCACGCCAGCTGCATACTTTGTACGAGGACTACTTTCTAACCCGCACAACCATCACACTTGTATCGGGGCAGGAGGAGTACTCTCTACCCTCCGATATCTACGCGATGAAAATCCGGGGGATGGTTTACAGAAACGGCACCTCTGTTTGGAAGATGAAGAGAATTCAGGACTGGCGCAAATTCGAAGAGTACGAGTTTGACAAAACCAATCTAAATCCGACTGCGCTGTATGGCTTTTTTATCCTGAACCAAACAGCCGGTTCTCCCAAAATTATGCTGACCCCAACGCCGAATGAGAACGGGGCGTATGTGCGTCTTTGGTACATACGGACAGCGAACGAACTTACGGCGGATGCGAGTGTCTGTGACATACCGGAAGCCGTGAACTACGTAATTCAGTACATCAAGGTTCGTTGCTACGAAAAAGAACTTCATCCTAATCTCCCCAAGGCGATGCAAGATTTAGAGATGGAAAAACAGACTACGCTGGAAACTCTTTCCAATATGGTGCCGGATGTTGACAACGAAATCGAGGCCGACACCCGGCTTTATGAGGAGATGAGCTAATGGGATGGAATCTAAAAAAGGCGGCGAAAGCTGCAGTATCTGCAGTTAAAGGGGACAAAACGGCGGCCAAGGCGGTGGGTGCCAATTTAAATCCCGTTCCTAAGAGTGTTTCCAAGGCTGCGAGCAAAGTGTCCGATAAGTGGCTCGGCAAAAAGAAAGTAGAGTCTACGGTGAGCCAAGCGCAACAAGTCGCCAAGCCACAGATCGCGCCTCCCTCGTATGGCGGAAACGCAGGCGTAGCCGGCAATCTCCCAGAAAACCAAAACAGCCAATTTATGCAGAACTATTCCAAAGAAGTAATGCCCACACTCGGCCCCTATGAAGCTGCATACACTGGCGGCTCGTACAATGCTGCAAATGCAGCGGCGCTCTCGGGCCCAGAGAATTTTCAGGGCATCGAACAAATGCGCTCTGTTGCCAAAGACAACCCTTGGGTGAAGATGGCCCAAGAGCAACAGGCCAGAGAAGAGGCGACAGGGTTGGGGCAGGCGGGAAAACTAGCTGCGCAGTCATCGCGGCAAGCGCAAGCTAATCTGGCGATGCGGGGCGGTTTGCGTTCTGGGGCCTCTGAGAGACTGGCCCGCCAAGGTGCGATGCAGCAGGCATTGGCACAGCAGGACGTAAGAAACCAAGCTGTGATGAATCGGCTGGGGATTTCTTCCGAAGGCGAGAAAATGCGCCAAGGAATCCTTGGCCAACTAGCCGGCGCCGAACAAGGCTACGGCACCTACCAAACTGCAGCCAATCAGTGGAATGCCTTGCAAGCATCTGAAGCAGACAAGTGGGCAAAAGAGCAAGGTATCCAAGAGGGCGTGAGAAAGCAGGGATACGGAATAAAAGAGTACGAAGAGAAGATGAAAGGCTACGGCGCAGGCAAAACTGCCGATGCCATCCGCGCATCTGGCGGCGGTGGGTCTGGCTGGTTTGGAATGGGAGGTTAGTAAGATGGCACCACTAGCAATAGCGGCGATTATCGGGGCGGGAATGGGGCTTTTGCGCGGAATGCAGCAGCAAAAGCAAGAGGCCAAAGATCGGGTGATGGAAGCGGAAATCGCCCGATGGAGTCCTTGGACAGGCATGGCTGCACAGCGCCCAAAACGCGCCGACATGATGGGCAGTGTCATGCAAGGCGGACTTGCAGGGGCATCTTTTGGCCAACAGTTCGGCGGAGAGGGTGCAGCACAGCCAAACATGTCTCTTTCCGGACAAGGCACAGGCGCCGCAGGGTACAATCTTGGAGTGCGCCCGATGGTGTCTCAGCTAGAGGGCTACAATCCATACTTAGAAATGGGGAAGTAAATGGCCCAGCTCGCGCCACAGTACGGAAATCGGCAGAGGACGATTTGGGACAATCTCTATGACCTAGAGCAAGGCCCACTTAGCTCGCTAGATTTTAGCCAACAGCCAACCCAAGAAATGGGAATGCCCCAAGGTGCTGTAGCGCCCACGATGCCTTCACAAGAGGACGTGAACACAGATGCGCTCATGGAGCTTGCAAAAACCGGGGCCTTGTCAGGCTCTGGGGAAGAATCGGCGGCAGTAAATATGCCGTTTGTAAATCCGTACAAAGACCCTGAGTACATGCGGCTGAGAGCTGAGGCGGAGGAAAAAGCGCGCCAAGGAATAGAGCAGCAGCGCGGCGGTGTACAAGATGTTGAAAACCTGTTGAAAGACTATATGGCCCAGCCTCAGCAGATAGATCTGTCTGCACTGATGGGCCTCGCCGATACGTGGACAGGCTCCAACATGGCCGGCTCCTACAAGCGCCCGGTATCGGCAGAAGAGAGAAAACTAAAAGCAGCGGAGCTGCAGGATATTTTGCGCAAAGGCGCTGCAGGGGTGACAGAGAAAGAACTAGAGATTTTGCGCGCTCAGATGGGCGAGAAAAAATCGGAGGCCGAGCTTCTGTCCCAATACGCGCAAAGAAAAGCGCAGATGGAACTAGCGCAGCAGAAGGCCAAGCAAAAGGGCGCATTCGCCGGACTCAACCCAAAACAAGCAACTGATTTGAAATTGAAATGGTTCAAAGAAGTCGGCACACCAATGAACGACTTGGCACAAGTGGCGGGTAATGCTCTTGCTGCTAAACGCATCATAGAGGCAGAAGGCGGAAGACCTCTGCCCGGATCTCCTCTGTACGAAAAATATCAGAAGGCAGTTGCCGCACTAATCACCGCATACAACAAAGACTACGCAAAACTCGGGGCCTTGACAGGAGCGGACCTGACTTTGCTGGAACGCGCAACAGGTGTTAAAACGTCCAACATGGGGGCCGATGTCGCCCAAAATCTTTTCTTTGATCAGGACGGAAACAAAACCGCAGCCGTACTAGGCGATATCGCCTCTGCGGTTGACCGGATTGTTTCGGACTCCGAGGGCACTACCCGCACAGTTTTCGGTGAGGAAATTGTGCCGATTTATCGAGAGGTAAAATCTCAGTACGAAGGAAAGAAGCAAGGTCTTTCCGGAGAAGAGAAAAAGCCGATCTCCGAAGCAGTTGATTTAGAAAAACTTTCAGATGAACAGCTCCAAGCGCTCTACAACAAAAAGATGGGTGCTAAGTAATGCCTACTCGGGAAGAAATGATTCGCGCATTGCGCCAGGGTTCTGAGGGACCTTCTCGGCAGCAAATGATTGAAGCTCTGCGAGGAAAGCCAAAAGAAGAGCCTTCCCGCACGATAGAAGAAAAAATGCCCGAAGGCCTCGCATGGGGCAGGTTCCTGACAAAGAACCTGGGAACTGATCCTCTTTCCTCGATCAAATACTTAAAGCAGCAGTATCCTCAGCATGAGTTCGACGTAGAAAACGGGGAAATTATCGCCAAGAAAACAGGCGATAACACTTGGGGTAAACTAGACCCCTCCTCTTTAGAACTTCAGGATATATCAGATGTTGGTTACGACATTTTGTCCGGCATCGGCTCCGGTGCTGCTACTGCACTTGGCGGATTGGCGGGAGGCATACCCGGTGCCATCGGTGCGGGGGCCCTTAGCTCAGGTGCGCTAGAAGCTGGAAGACAGGGACTGGGACAACTAGCAGGCGTGTCTGACAAAATGGACACAGGCTCGCTTGTGATGAGCACGGGCCTAGGTGCTCTTTCTCCGGTTCTGTTTGGCACGGGTGCGACGGCAAAAGGGGCTGCAGCATCGCTCGCCAAAAATCCTAAAAAACTAGCCGATATCCTCTACAAAGCAGGCCAATCCGAGCTGATGGAAAAGGCGCCCAAGGAGGCGATGGAACTTGGCACGCAAACTCTTATGCAGTCCCAAAAGGGGATCTCTCGGCTGTTTCCCACTACAGGGGAGTTTGCATCGGGGATTCAGCGAGAGACAATTTCTAATCTCGCCGAAGAGGCTCCAGAGCTAGTGAAAAAAGAGCTAAAGCTCCAAGGCCCTCTGACAAACGTACAGGCGATTGACGCACTAAAGTATCAGAACAAAGCAG